CAGATACTTTGCGTTTCTTTCAGCCGCTGCTATCTGTGCAGCCGCTTGTTGTTTGCTTGTTTCAACTACAACTTGCTGCTCCAGTATTGCAGCATTTAACTGCTGAAGTTTTAGTTCAGTTATTTGTTTCTCACTTAAACCTTGTCGCTTCAAACTTTCTTCGGTTTGACCTATTAAATCAAACTGCTCTTTAGCTGCAGCTGCACGTTCTTTTTGAACGTTTAGTGCTTCCTGTTCTGCATCCGTAACACCGTCAATAAGCGACAGCAATTCTTCTGCATATACAATAGCAGCTGCTATAGCAGCACCTACTAAAAATATCGGGTTAGTCAATAATGCCTTACCGACTGATGCGAATGCACTACCTATTCCCTGAATACCTTTGGCAATATCACCCGGCTTGATGTCGCTGATATTTTGTGCAAGCAACTTCGCACCTTCAGCCGCACCTTCGAAGTCAAGATTCGCAATGCGCGATGTAACAAGTCCTAAAGAACCACTAACCTTTTCGAATGCTCCACCTGCCTGTGTACCTACCGCTTGCGCTGCATCCTGAATCTTATCCTTTAGCTCACCAGCTGCCTTTGAAAGGTCGCGATACTTTTGCGTTTGTGGATCAGTGTTAGCCAACTGCGCTTGTAATTCACGCAGCTGCGCCTTCAGCGATTTGCCAGCATTATCGGCACTATCGAAAGCAGTACCTAAGCTTCGTAGGTTCTGCTCACTTTTGGTGGTGTCAATCTCAAAGGTCCGTACAATAGATTCAGCCATTAGTAAATAAGTTTAGATAGTAAATAGATAAGTCCGAAAAACAAGATGCTGCGCCATGCATACAGCGTGATAAACCATAGAACTCGCTGCCACTTGCGTAGCGAGTAGTTGTGTTCCTTCTTTGTTGCGATGCCAAGCTGAATGTAGCGCATTGAGTTTTTGATTGAATCCATTATGTTGTTTTTGATTGTTGGTATTGAAGTGATGAAGTAATTACAAATCCATCGGGATATGTGCCACCTGTGAACGTGACGTTTATGCGATGTTCATCTGTGTCTGTTGTCGTATCGATTCCAAATGTGAAGACGTTTGCACCTATTGCACCTATTGTGCTTAGTGTGGTTATTGCGCTGGCTGTTGCAATGCCACCTGTTTTGTCAAGTGTAAAATGATGCAATGATGTTTCACTTGCGCCCGTTGTATCTTTTATTGTGACATTCCAAAAGCAACTCCAAAGAGTATCATCAGGTAGATTTATATATTCTCCAGCGATACCTTCAATGTATAAATTTTGAGTTGATCCTGAAGTAAGAACAGTGACCAAACGTTGCAGCACAAATGTTCCAAACTGTGCCCATCCGTAATAAGACGTTGTTGGATTCCCACCGCGATAACCACCACCAACATGCAATCCGGGCAGATTAACTTCTACATTTTTACCTAACAAATTGCTACCATTAACAAATTTTGTTAAATTTATATCTTGACCAACTGCAAGCATGTTGCTATTTCCATCTGCTATTGAAACTTTAGTGCCATTCACAAATGAATTAATAATTGAGCTGAATGCAGAATTTGTTTGTGGCGTTGTTATGATTGAATTTCTAAACTGACCACCATTGTTGAATGCCCAACATATCCCGCTCGTCTCATCCCAAAAATATCCGTAGCGTGAGCAGCAATCTTCAGTCGATTCTACAGGACTGCCATCACTTTCAAATTCTACTTCACCATTAATACTAACACCAACAGGTGTAGAAGAACAGTCATTGATTTGGTCAAGGAACTTGATAAGTTTAACCTTTGTGCTTTCATTGTAACCTACTTTGTAGTCGCTGATTTCAAGGATGCGCCAATAGCTATCCTGAATCCAAATTTTATCCGCAAAAGAGAATGTAAGTATATCCTTCAAGTCAAGCGCAAAAAATGCTTCCATTATTCTACCTTCAGGCGAATAAATCTCATTCATATAATTGCGCCAATACAGGTTAAATAAATTGTTGTATGGATTCGCTGTTACTGTTTGAACGTGCGGTGGCACTTCAGGAGCCCAGTTCAAATCGTAATCATCAACATTTGGATAAGCATCACTATAATGATTTAATATAGGAACTATTGTAGTTGTTGTTGCACTATTTGTTACCTCATTAAATAAATTTACTTCGACAATGCCAGCATAGTACAAAGCACGTGGTCCGGGAGCAACAAATTCTAACTGCTCATTGTAGAAACATTGAATTGGTGCAGCACTTCCGGGTATCATTGCAGCAGGTGAACTTCGCGTTACAAGTTGAATCTTTTGATCACCTATGGCAAAGTCGCTTGGCGCAGTCGATGGATTTATAGTATAACCTTCTGCCTTGTAATCACCATATATCCTATTCGCATCTCTATAAATCTTGCTGTATACATCTTCACCTGATGTATATGTAAACTGAAATGTTGCCTTTTGTACATCAACAGTGCTACCTATCATCACGTCTTTTGATATGTCAAGCTTACCTGTCCAGTCTACTACATCACCTGTACCTAAATAGTTATTTTGTGGAATGATTGCAATTTGATTAGGCACGATGCGACTGGGTACGATTGCGCAGTTGTGCATTTTAATTACATCATTCACAAAATCAATTTGGCGCATATCAGGAGCGTTCAATGAGTAATTAATAGTTTGACCACTATTGATTAATACATTGTCTAATTTGATGTGCGAACGAGTTAAGCTTCCATCACCTAAACGAATTGTGACATTGCATCTTCCTGTTGTAATAGAATTAGAACCAGTGGTCCACTGTGCTGAAGCATTAAGAGCAAAAGCTACAACATCTCCAGCATTTAGTTGAATGCTATGCGTAAAACCTACAGAAATTATGCTTGTATCAAATATAGGGCTGCTTGCTACCGTTGTGTACACTCCATTTTTTCCTATTACTATCCATGCACGTGCACTATCTGCAGCTCCAACAAATGATCCTGCAAATAACTCAAACAATCCACTAAAAGTATAAATGCCGCCAACGGGAGCTGTGTAAAAACCTGTCGATGGGGTTAAATCTCCGTTGTTATCAAAGACTTCAGTTAAATTATTAAAATTAGCAGAAGCATTTGAATTACAATCTATAACTATTGATGATGTATTGTAAGCTTGAAAAAAATAATCATTGGTATCAGTGACAAAAGTTAATTGTGGAGTATTGCAAAAAGGCATGTAGTAATCATTCAGGATATTTTCAAGTGACGAAGCCACAAGGTCAAATCCTGCTTCCGTTACGATGTTACGCAGCAGAAACCACCAACTAACTGAAGGTGTTAAATCAGCCGGGTAAATAGGTGTATTTGCATTGCGAATTGGTCTTGAACCTGTGCTACCATCATTGCTCCACTTTTGACCACGATCACAAAGCGACCAAATGCGGTCGGCTGTTTCGTTTGTTACGTTTGCGTATGTAACCGCTTCATTCAAATCAGCAAGCGCAGCAATATCACTTAACTTCTTTTCGCCAATGGTGCGAACAAGGTCAGGTGTTTCAGCATAAAACGCAACTTCGACTTCGTTAAGTTTGCCCATTTGCTTATACACCTTGCGCACACGCAAGTAACCTGTGGCAATCGGTAGGGTATCTACGCGGATTTCAGCAGGCAATTTGTAGAAGAAATAATTTTCCGCACCTTGCTCTACGTTGTTGTCGAATAATGCTCCTAATGCTTCCTTATTCGTTTCGCTGAATGGTAAACGGAATTCACGACTGAATGCGCCCTGCGCTGTAAAGTTAGATAGGTCTTGAAACTTCCAGTTTTGCGAGATGCTTTCGTTTTCGTATAAATCAAGATAAGTCTCTCCAACGCTAAGTGTATACACATAAATGCGATGCCCATATACAGCAACATTTGATGTGAATGGTTGATCTACTGTTACTTCACCTGTTATCGTATCGTATGCCGTAACATAGCGTGTAAATAAAACAACTTCAGGTGAAACATTTTGATCTATAATTTCAATCTTGCTTCCTATTGTATATATTGCTTCAAATCCATTTCCATTGATAAAAAAACTATCGCCTGAAACAATAGGCGCAGCTAATAATTTTATTAGGGATGGAATTGTAGCTAATTGCTCGCTTCTTACTATTAGTTGTACTTCTCCGTTCATTTTATGTCCAGTATTCGTTTGCCATTCTAACTCTTAAAGACAGATTGTAAAGCTTGCCATCGCGTGTTTTGCGTTCGGTATATGTGGTATCGTCTAAGTTCACAGGCAGGGCAATGTTCTCACCATTGCGCTCTGTTAGCCATACAACCTGATTGCTTACAAGCAACGAGCGAAGAAATAGAAACTCACCTTCCTGAATGTAGTCGCTGGTTACTGTTAAGACTTGCTGAACTAAATTCCTACGCTCAAACAATCCGCGATCATCTTTGCTGAAGACGCTTGTTGTACTATTGAACAACACCTTGCGGTACTTCTTGCGCTCAATCTCATCGTTCATCTCCGACTTCTTTATGAAGTTGAAGTAGTCCCAACCACCACGACTGTTCACCCATCCCAAACGAATCACATCATTGTGGCAGTCCTTCTGCCCATAAACAGCTGCATTGTAGAAGCGGTACTTTACACTTGACTGCGTGCTACCTGTTCGGGCAAATACTTCGTAATATCTCCAACCTGGATAGCTACTTGGCTGCAGTACGAATGGAGCTGCCCAATCATTTAAATTAGCAGGATAAACAGGCAAAGCTTCAATATCATACCCATTCAATGGTATTGTATCACTTATCATTGAACCATTTGACTTAACTAAATTAATTTGCACGTTGTCTACAAGGTTATTGTACATATAGGTTGCGTTACCCGGTATGCTCAATGTTCCATAGTCGGTTTCGTATGAAGGAATCCAAATGATATTTTGCGCTGTTGGATTGCCTGCGTTCCATGTCGGGGCTAAATACCATGAATGAGTGCCGAATTTGCGGTCACTCATGCCATAGTTAAAGCTTACTTGTAACACGTACTTAATATCGTCTACACCGATTTCAGGGTTTGGCTTGTAACCGTCAAACACTTGATAGTAACCATTGATCACAATGCGACCTTCCATAGTTACCTCACTACCTTCATTCTCTGTAAGCACACCACCAACTAACCACCATTCAGTGATTGATGCGCTAAGCGAATACTTGCTCAAATCATCAATGGTATCATCCGTTCCAAAGTGATATTGCTGGTTGCGCAAATCATCCACAAGTGGCGCAATGTCAAAGTACATGTTATTGTCGGGGGCAGGTGACAAATAGAACGTGTAAGTCTTAGCATCAACAGTAATGTTCAAGCCATAGCGAAAACCTTGTTGCGCTACTTCTGTGCTCGATGCAATCAGCATAATTTTTTGACCACGCACCACCCAGTTGAAGGGTTCATCTACGATTGTTAATGCCATTTATCTTTTGTTTAAGAGTATTCTATTTTCGACTGATTTGATGTAAGCATCCATTAGCTTGTCTTTGTATTCATCCCATGTATCATCTATTGCTTCGCCATAGTAATTAATTCCTACAATACCATTTTTACCAATGCTACGTGCGATATTATATGCTGCGCTTTTGATTGCGCTTTCTGTTGATTTGATAAATTCGCCTTGTTTGTTTCGCAGTTTCAATGGCTTCATGCGAATCCACTTTTCAATAGCTGCAACAGGTGGCATTTTTGCGCCTGGTCTGCGCCCGAATTCAATCACATCAGCGTATTGACCAGCCGAACCTTTGACAGTAAAGTCAATGGTAGGTTTTCCATAGCGAATTCGAATCTTGTATATCAATGAATTTAGCAAGTTACCGGAAGCAACACGATTTACAACCTTACCACGCACACGTCTTTTGATACGCAGGTTAGATTGCGCACGCTCGATAACCGTTGCGGCATACTCATTTAACATATCTTCGAACTCACTTGCCATTAGATTTCGGTCAAGAATATGGTGTATGCAGTTGAAGCATTTTGAACTAATAGCTGGGCAAAGCGGTCTGCCTTAACAGGATCAATCAAAGCTTCGCTAACTAAATTGCGATTAACTTGTGCAGCATCACCAACTGTGGACCATGATAGTGAGCCATCAGGATTTTCCGTTGGCTCAATATAGTCGCTGCCACATTTAAAAATAATGATATTGCCATTATTCTCAACAATGAAATTATTACCATCAAAAGTGTATGTCATATCGTTAATAGAACTTGTGTAGTTAAAATGTTAGCACTGGTCGTTGTTGCATTATTTTGGAATTTCAATCCCATCAAATCCCCCGCAACAACACTTACACTATTGACCAAATCAGTAAATACACCTGTTGCGCTACCTGCGGCAATGGTCAATGTCAAAGCTTGATCTACGCTATTCTTTCGAACTGTGCAAACAAGAGAACCAGTTGCAGGTTGCGCACTTGAAGTTTGAACATATAAACGTGTAAGCGTTCCTGCTGCAACCATTGGTGTACGCCTTACGGTATCTGCAGAAATAATAGTCGGTGCTCCACCAAACAAAGCACCAAAATAGGTGGATGAGCCCGGTGTATTACTTGCATTTTGTGATTGATACAATATGCTTGTCGAACCTGTGGTTATACCTAAGTCGCTGACCATTTCAGCCGCTGTTCGCGCTGTTACAGTATTATCTGCATTAATGCGCAAATAACGAACAGCACTTGGATTCGGAAGCGTTGCAAGGTTAGTTCCAACCGTAGTAAGTCCAATGCTATTCTGCTTTCCATTAAACGTAGACCAATCCGCACTACTCAATGCACCGCGATT